AACTCGGTCCAGACAAACCGCTTGGTTGTGCTCGTCCCGTCTGTATAGGCGAACGCGTCCGTAGTGGCATCGAAAGTGTGGACTCTCATCGGATGGCCTTCGCCTTCTCGGCTTCGGTCCAGTCCGTGCAAAGGGCTTCGATGATTTCTTCCTGGGAGAAGCCAGCCGCGAACAACTCGCCGGCCGCTTTGATCTCGCGGGTGCCGCAAAGCCGGCGAATCTTGTTGTCCTGGAGCCGGCCGCGAATGGCGTGCAACTCGGAAAGCAAGGCCCGATCCGGGCAAAGTGACGCCTCTAACTTCTCGTCGTAGCCGATCCCAAACTTCGCCAGAGCGAAGCGGGACAGGAAAGCGGCGTCAAGCTGCGAGCGGCCGACGTACTGAGCATCCGCGCCGGTTCCCCAAGTGTTTGCAGCGCCAATGATGACGGTTTCGGGGTGCCGCTTGATAATGCGGCGGGCCGGGTCGTTGTGGCGGGGAAGGTAAAGCGTCCCGTTTTCCAGGGCCGCATTCAGGTAGACCAGGATTGCCGCGTCCGCCGCGTCGATCTCGTCAAGCAGATAGACTCCGCCGTGCTCGTAGAAGTCCACAAAGGCGGTTTCCTTCCAGGTGCCGGAAACGTCCACCCCACCAACCAGAGCGCCGGTTGTGATATCCGGGGCGAATGACTGAGCGCCGAACCGGCGGCCGAGTGCTTCCGCAATCTGAGCGGCAAGGCTCGTCTTTCCAGAGCCGGCCGGCCCGGTCATCCAAACATTGCGGCGGCCGGCCAGAATGCGACGGACAATGGCGGCCAACTCGGGGCGAGCGCCTTTGATCTCGGGGCCGATTGCTTCGCCAACCTGGAAGCGAATCGTCTTTACCGTCGTGTCTTCAACGGCCTTCATGCGGGCTTCAACGGCCGCAATGGAATCGGCGAATCCCTTATCCGCCTTGCCGGTCAAGTCGGCCAGCGTATGGATTCCCCCGTGAACGTCCCGGTACGATTCCTGAAGCTTGACCAACTCTGTACGGACGCGCTCCAGGTCGGCCCGGACTTCCCGGACTTGCTTCGATTCGGCTTGCTTGGCATCCAGAGCGGCGCGAAGCGCGGCCGCTACGGGATCGGTGTCGGAATCCGACACGGGCGGCGCGGTGTCCCGCTTCACAAAGCGCCCGTTTGCTCGCGGGCGAGAACCCGGATCGGCGTAGCCGAGTCCGGGCTGAGTGTGTCCGGTGCTAAGCCGGAAAGTTGGTCCACTTGCCATGTTCGTTTCCCTTCAAGGTGTCCAGGTGTCGGCCCGGGACCGGGCGGAATTGCCCGGTCAAACCCGCCCGATTCGTGTCCGAAACGGGCGAGAAAGGTGCTTCAGGGCTTGAAATAGGCATTGACGCCGACGACGACTTCGCAAGGCTTGCCGCCGTACTCGATGCGCTGTCCGCTCGCGCGGTTGCCGTTTGTGCTGGCAATGACCATCGTTTTCCCGCTCGTGCTCGGCTTGGGGTCTTCAATCGGCAGCGTGATGGTGATCGTGCGGGACTTCTCGTCAATCGAAACCTTCATGGCTGATCCCTTCAAGTTGCGGCGGTTCGCGCCACGTGTCGGAGACAGGTCGGGGCATCGACCCCGACCAAACCCGCCTGATTGGTTCCCCAAACAGGCGAGAAAGCCGGATCAAGCCGCGGCGGTTTCGGTGTCGGATTCCGACAACGCAGCGCCGGACCAAATCAGTTGCAGCGCGGCCCGCATGTTGTTTTTCGTCCGTTGCACAAGCTTGACGAACCAGTCATCGGGCCGGCCGCCGTCCAGTTGCTCGGCTCGGGCGATGGTGGCGAGCCGAGCGCCGAAGGCTTTGGCGAGTCCCTGGTTTGTGAGAGTGACCCGGACGCAACGGGAATAGAACGGGCCTTCATCGGTGCCAAACAAGCCGGATTCCGGCTTGCGAGTAGTGGTAAAGACCAGGACCACGTTTCGGGGCATCCGATCCATGAACGCAAGCAGGAAGTCAACCGCGCCGGGACTAATCGCATGCGATTCGTTCACGATGAAAACCCGGAAAGGCCTGGTCCCCATAGTGCAATACTGGCACGATTCGGCCATTTCCCGGCACCAGGCCTTATCGACGTTCGCGCCCGGTACTTCCTGGACGTTCATCGGATCGGCGAGCGTCGATGCAATGAGCCGTGCAAGGCTGGTCTTCCCGGTGCCGGAGTTGTTGTCGCCGGCGCAGTCGATCCAGAACGCGCCCCGGTCGAATCCGGGCCGGTCGATGATGCGGCGGACCAGGCTAACGGCGCGGTCCTGTCCGACGTACTCGGCCCAAGTCTTCGGGGCGTGCGTGTCAAACAACATGAGCGCCCCCTTTGGTAATCCCGTCCATTTGGACCCCTTCCCTTATTCCGCCAGGACCGGCCTACACCGGCCGGTCCGGGCTCTGCACTCTTGTCGGAGAGTGACCAGAGATTACCACCATCGGTTACCGAGTCAAGTAAATGTCACAAACATTCCCAAACAAAATTTAGACTTCACCAGTCCAGGACTGTCCCAGTCCTGTCCGGTTCAGTCCTTGACTGTTCTGTCCCTTCCAGTCCTGTCCTTGGCCGTCCCGGCCCGGTCCCGGCTCTCCCTCTCCCGGTCCCGGTGCTGCATCTGTCCCCGTCCCAGTCCTGTCCTGTCTCTCCACCTACCCAAGCATCGGTCTGGTTTGATGCTGGTTTGGTCCGGGTTTCAACCCGGTTTCGGCACCGTCGAAAAAAGCAGGTCCACAACCAGGACACGAGCCGGCGCACAAAGGAGAAGGGTCGAAGTCCTCGCGCGTGTCGGCGAAGTTTCACCCGGCTTTCGCTGGCCTTTGCAGCACGTTCCGGCCCGGTGTCGGAATCAGACATGAGCCGACACAGACGCAGACACAAACAGCACGCAAGTTCTTACTAGACATGGACTTGACTTCGGCTAGGCGAGCTGGCATCGTGCCTCTGCACACGCCCGCCCGCGCGCCCGCGCATGGCGAGGCCCCTATGGGGGGAGGGTCGGGTGGGGGGTTCGGCCCACGACCCCCTCCCCAATGCGGCGGCCAAAATATTCAGGGCACCAGCTCTAGCTCTTGTGCGGCGAACTTTGCGTGATCGTCTTTGGGCATGCCGTCCGGGTCGAACCATCGAACGTAAATCCAGGTGCGGGTGCCGTGGAAGTCTGTGTAGTCCTCAATGGCAGAGATGCGGCCCCGGACAAAGCCGTCTGAGTGTCCGCCGGTCTTATAGCGAACAACGTCGCCGAGCTTGAATGGCATGGTCATGTTCCTGGTGTTGTGTCGGAATCCGACACCGCTCATTTCTGAACGGTGCCGCGAGTCGCTTGGATTGGTGCGACGGCCACGGATGTCATTGCCCGCCGTTGGCTCCCGCTCTCGTGGCTTGCGGGTTCAGTCGTTCAACTGCGCACGCGTCGCGCCGAACCGCGACGGTGTGCGGTCGGCTTCGTGCAGATCGAGTCTGTTGCCGGCACCTTGAAGGCGGCGTAGACCTTCTTCAACTGGTCCGTGAGGTTGGCTTTCTCGTTGCGAGCTGCCGAGATTGACGGGTCCAGCCGGGTCGATGCTTCCCAGGCCCGAAGTGCAAGAGCGATGGCGTCGAGCTTGCCGTCTTCGGGCAGGCACTTGAGCTGCTTGGTGATGCGCGTGAGTTGCCATTGCAGGTCGTTTTCCTGCACGTAGGGCTTGGCGGGGGTGACGCAGGACGGATCGAAGACGAGCCGGTGAGTGGAAAGCAGCGGCTCGATCGTCTCGATGACGCGGACTTCCTTCTGTCCGGACGCGTGAACCCGCTCGACCTGACAGGTCCAGCCTTTAGGGAAGCGGCTGTCTTCGCCGGGTCGGACGGCAAGTCGCTGGATGGCGATTTGCAGCACGGACTGGATGGTGCCGGTGATGTCCACGTTGGACTCCATCAGCACGGATGTCGCGTCATGCTCGCGGAGGATGCCCGCGATGTTTTCCAGTTCGTCCGGACCCATGCCGCCTTTGAGTCCGAGCACGGCTTTGAACCAGAACATGCCCGCGAGCTGGGAGCAAATGGCGAGGCCGGTACGGTCGGTGCCGCGGCCGGCGGGGTCAATGCCGGCGCGGGTGCCAACGTACTCGGTCCAGCCCTGCTGTTCGACGTGGATCGGGTGATAGAGCCGGTCGTCGCCGAGCCCGAGAGACGGGATTTCCGTGTGCGGGATGGCGGTGGAGCCGTTGCTGTTGGCCGTGCCCCACGCGATTCGCAGTGGGGCGATGTCGCGGTGAACGGGATGGATGATCATGTCCCGCAACCGGAGCGGATGCGTGTTGGACTCGGCAAGGTCCGCGATCAGCATGGACTCGCGGGCGAACTCGGTGTAGCCCTTGGACCGACGCATCTCCAGCTCTTCGTAGCCGAAGCGGTGGGGGCAGGTCGGCTCGCCGGGCTTGGCGAGTCCTTGGTCCATCATCGCCTGGAGGATGGGCGCCAGACCAATGACCTTTTCCTTTTCGGTCGGGTAGGCGATGGGGTAGCCCTGGCAGGCGTAACCCTCGCTGATCATGTCGAGGTAGATGGTCTCTTCGTGCTTGGGCGTGCCGATGACGACGATCTCGGTGGGATCGACGGGGCCGCCGTCCTCGAACGCGCGGTTCGGATACAGAACCAGCTCGGCCTCGCCCCAGAGGCGGCGAACTTCGGTGCGGCTCTCGATGGTGCGTGAGTTGCCCTTGGTCTCGATGTCATCGCCGATGATCGTGTGGGCGCGGTTGTTTTCGAGCTGGCCGCCGATGCCGATGGCGAACATGGATTGCTGGCGGTTGGTTTCATCCATCCCGGCCAGCTCGCCCACATCGAAGTAGGTGGCAGCATCACGCTGGCCGACCTGGGGACAGAGATGCTGGAGGAACCAGATGCTTTCCAGCCAGCCGCGAACCAGGTGGAGGGTCTTCTTGGTCGCGCCCTCGGACTTGGAGATGACGATGATCTGTCGCTTCGGATCGCGCAAGTAGCGGAAACAGCACAGGCCCGCAACCTCGTGGGTCTTTCCCTCGCCGCGGAACGCGGGGATGACGCGGCGACGGGGGCCGTACGCCATGAAGTGAGACAGGTCCAGCTCAAACCACGAGAGGGGAGCGACCTTGTAGAGCCCGCGATCAATCCAGACGGCCCGGAGAAAGAACCCGAAATCATTGCACAAACGATGGGCAAAGCGGTACGGGTTCTCAAAGTCCTCGCGGTCTTCGTCGGGAATCTGGTAGTCCGCCAGCCGTTCAAGCCACACGCGGGAGGGCTGAATGCCGGGGTCCATTTTTGTCGGTTTCCGACACTAGCCGATCTTCTTCGTGGCCTTGTCGTCAGTCTTGGTGTCCACCGGCGGGAGCGCTCGGCCCTGGAACTTGAAGTTGCCGGCGAGATTCGCCTGGGCGGCCTCCACGAGATTGCCGGCGGTGGAGCCCTTGATCGGCACGGCACTGATTCCGAGCTGCGCCAGACGCTTCAGGACCGTGGTCATTTCCGCCGCGGTGAGTTGCCGCACGATCTCGCGGCCGTCCTGGAGATAGTCCTTCTTGCCGTTCTCCAGCCAGTCCAGGAGAATCTTGTCGGTGGCTTCGGCCATCTTGGCCTTGATGTCGCTCATTGCTTTGGTCTCGATGTGACGTAGGAGTCAAGGAAGTTTTGCACTCCCACAACCCTTCCAAATGGGAGAAGGTTCATGAACGACTGCGCTTCGGCTCTGGTGAGGCGATGGTCTTTGCCTCCCGCCGCAGAACGCAAGAGCTTCACGCCCGCGCTCGCGGTCTTGATTGCCGAGTTGCCGAGTTGGACGCTGGGATTCTGGAGAATGCCGGTGGTGTCCAGGCCGGAATACCGGCCGAACTTGAAGAGCGGATCGAACCCGCCGATGGACAGGCCGTTGTCGATCACGCCGGGCAGAACCGAAGCCCAGCCTGAGCGTGCCCAGCCCACGGCGGCGATGCTGCCGGGCGTGAGCCGGTCCTTGCGGAACTTCTCGGCATCCTGGCGGCCCAGCGACTGCACGTAGGTCTGGCCGACGAACGCAAGCGAGCCCGCAATCCACGATGCAAGTGCGCCTCGTGCCGCTTCTTCATCGTGCATCTGTAGACGGTGGAGCGTGTTCTTGGACCACCCGTTTGCCACGAATGACCGGAACTGGCTGATGGTCTTGCCCAGCTCATCTGTCATGAACCGGTTGGTGGACCCGATGTCGTTGGTCTGCACTAGACGGTTTGCGTACTTGTCCACGGCGACAATGAAGTCGGCCTTGGCTTGCGGGTCGGTCCACTTGTCGAAGTTGATCCGCTTGACCTTCTTGCCAAAAGCCCCCTGGACCGTGTCTACGACGTTCGGATTGTTGATCTGGTCAAAGACTCGCTGAGCCTTCTCGGGCGTCAAGCCAAGCTCGTAGAGCCGCTTGAGGCTGACCTTGCGACCCGCCGCCATGTTGGCGAGCCGCTGCACCGCGGCGACGGCCGCCCACTTCCGAGAGAGGCTGTCAATGGCCGTGAATCCCGACGCGATCGAGGCACGGCGGTTGAGCTGGTGAAGACCTCGCTCCAGCTTGGATCGAGCAACTTCAAAGTCCGTTCCGTAATCGTCCAGATGTCCGGCGAACTGCTCAATGTGATGGTCGGTGCCGGACGCCCAAATGGCTTCGCACTCGGCCAAGAATTCGTTGGTCAGCTTGCCGTTCTTGGCACGCGAGAAGACGTCTGCCAACACCGGCATCTGTTGCGTCAAGACTTGCATACCTGGCTCGGCCATGGCGCCGGCTAGCTCGGGAACCTGAGAGATTCCAAAGCCGCCCGAAGACCGGACGTAGTTGTACGCCCGAATGATTCGCAGAATCTTTGCGGCGTCCGAATCACCCTTGATCCCACCAAGCACGGTGCCGGTCGGCATCCCGCGAACATGGCCGCGCACAATGTCAAGCGTGCTCAGCTCTTTGGTCATCTGGCTCTTGGTCATCCCCATCGAGAACATTTCCTTCTCGATGAAGCCACGCAGGTCTTCATAGGACCGGAGTTTCTTTCCAGTGGCAGCACTTATGCCGCGAAGCATCTCTTGCTCAGCTGAAGCACCCAGCATCTGACGGGTGTAAAGCGAAACGAGCTTGGGAAAGTTGTTTTCCAGCATGTCCTGGAGCTGGACATACGAACCGTCCGGGGCTGGCTTGGAGAAATTCTCGTCAAGCACTGCGCGATCACGGAGCCGGTTGGTGGAGACACCGGCGTGATCTGCCGGAACCGCTTGTTCCAGAATCCGGTCGATCTCCTGGGGCGTGATGTTCTTGACCTCATTGGTCAGGATGTCGCGCAGGGCTTCCGGTCCCATGTTGTGAAGCCTGGCGTTGTCCAGGTCAAGACGCTCGCCATACCGCATGATCTTGCCGAGCATGCCCTTGGCGATGTCGTCGGAAACCGACACGCTCATGTTCGGGTACATAGACCGGACCGAATCAGAGAGAAGGCTGTTGACGAACTCCTCGCCGTACTTGCTCTGGAGCTTTGTGATGGCCGCCCGGCTCCAGATTCGCGTCATGTAGTTCGCGTTGCTCTTCAGTCCGAGAGCGTCTTCCAGTCCGTGCGACTGGGCCATTTGCAGAACGTAGTCGCTGTGCTTGCGGCCCAGGTCGGCGGCTTCTTTGACGGCCCCGGTGGCGAGCTTGTAGGCGTCGTCACTGCGAATGGCACGGGTCACGGACTCGTCAAACTGACGCTTGAGCGATCCAGCTTTGAGCCACGTTCCGCCGTTGGCCTCATAGAAGCGGTCGGACAAGTTGTTATAGGTGATGGCGAGATTGCCGATCTGGCGACGGTACTCGCGGCGAATCCATTCCGTTGCCGAATCCGTTGCGGGAACGAACTGACCCTTGGTCGCTCCGCTAGCCTCTTTTGCCAAGAGGGCGTCCTGGGCGGAATAGCGCAGAGCCATTCGCATCGTAGGGTTTTCGGAGTTGCCGAGCAACGACGCGATGTCGAGTCGGGCATTGGCAAGGTCGGCACGCGCGGAAGAAACGTGCTTGGGCTGGAACCCGAACTCGTCTTTGGGCGGGATCGGTGGTGTTGCCGCGCCGTCTGCCGCGGCCTTTGCCGGACCCCCCGGCACTTCATTGGCGTCGGCTCCCGTGCCTGCAAGCTCCGTCTTTGGAACTTCCAGGGCGGACGGCGCGACCATGATGTCCTGCAACTGCTCGGGGGGGACATACCGCTGAATCATCGTGTCTGGGTCCAGGGACCGCAAGCTTTCAATGGCGTCGGCGTGCAACTCTGGATCAAGGTTCGACCCCTGAATCAGCATGTCCACGGTCGATTGCTTTGACTCCGGCGACAGACCGTCCTTAAAACGGACCCGGCCTTCCTCGGTGAGTAGTTGGTCACGCAGCTTGGCGCGAACTTCCGGTGACCAGAACTCGCCGGGGCTGGAGGCACCCATCGACCAGTTCGCGCCAACCATGTCATGCACAATCGCGTCATCCTGAATGGCCTGGGCCGCTTTGTGGAACTTGAGGGCGCTCCCGATCGCAGATAGTCCGGCGCCGAGCACGAAGCTTCCCGCGACAGCTCGCATGGCATCGCCGGTGTCCCGTTGCGGATCCTGGCTCATCATGTAAGCCTCAAACGGAACGGTGCTGCCGGCCGCAATGAGCCCGTGCTTAGCCATGCGTGCGGCGAGCACGCCCTTTGACGCCCACGCGCCGCCGCCCGTGACGGCTCCCAGTGCGATCATGGCCGGATCGGTCATCTCTGCGACAAAGCCCAGAGCGGCACCTCTCCAACCGCCGTTGGCAAGTTCTATCGTCGCACGTTGACGCTCTTGCATCTGGCCGTGGATGACCTGGGCCTCGTCATCGCTGGATGCGTGCGCGAGCGCCGGCCAGAAGGACGGATCAAGCCCGAATGTGTACCGCTTGATGCTTTCTGCGTCCGCGAACGCGCCCTTGAAGTTGGGATCGGGAGCGACCGAGAGGCGGTCAAGCTGATTGAGCGCAAACGATACAGACCACTTTGCCTTGTACGCGTCAATGGCAAGATCACCAGTGGACGCGCGTGAAATCTTGGGTGCTTGTTCTGTTGGAATCGACGCCGGCACGAATCCAGTGAGCCGACTGGCTGGTTCGGGCTTGCCAGCTCCGCCAATCAACTCAGTGATGCTGGGCTGGGTTGTTGCGGCAACGCTCATTGTTTACTTCTTCTTCCTCTGTGCGGCAATGCGGTGCATGACGCGCTGCAGGTCGGGAGACGCATCCTCTGGAACCTTGATGGCTTCCAGAATGGTCCGGTCGATGGCGGCGCGATCATTGGCTGTGGTGTTGTCGGGCTTGAAGATTCGATCGGTAATCGACCCGATGGTTTCGGCGATCGGACCACGCCACAAGCTTCCGCCCATCATTCCCATTTCTCTGCCGATGTTGTTTCGGACCCGTTCCCGAGCACCTTGCTCAATGGAGCCGACAAGCTTGTCCGAATTGTGAATCCTGCTGGAGAAATCGCTGAGCGTTTGAGCATCTGCCAGTGTGAACACAGGGGCATTCTTCGGGAACGCGCCGCCCACCGTCTGCACCGTCACGAGCCCAGACAGCGGGTCGATGTAGAGTGAGATGTCGGAATCCGACAGTCCGCTGGCCTTCCCGTTGGAAGCCAAGAACTCGTCCTTAATGGCCTTGCCAATCTCTTCCATGTTCGGTGGCACTTTGCGACCACGGACAAAGACGGCCTGCCCGTCAATGATTTTGATGTCTTCGAGAGCATCCTTACCGGCTCGCGTTACCGCCGTGGCTTCGTCCACTCCGGAAAGAGCCCGGTACATGCCGGCCTTGTCTGAAATGAGCTGCTGAACCGTGTCAAGGTTCTTGGCCTTACTGAACGCTGATAGGGCCTCAGAGGCAGCGTCCTTAACGGTTTGATCAGTGGTCAGCGAGATCGGCGTGAATCTCTGGAGTCCGTGTGTCCCAGCCGACTTTACGACGGTGGCGATCGCTTCCGCATTGCCAATTCCAAGGCCATCCGTCCCGCCGCGGCCGTGCATCTTTACGGCATCTACGAGGCGCAAAAGATTGCGGCTGTCGTCATCGGTCAGGTGGTCGTTGATGACGCCATAGGCCTTTACGGATTGGAGTCGGTCATACAGGTCAACCGCTTGCAGCGCAGCGGGTGAGACATTGGCGCTGGACGCGTCAGCTCGAAGAGCCTGTGTGGCGATTCCATTCAGCGATGCAGCCCACGGTTGATAAACAGCCCCGCCGCCCTGCTTGGTCAGATAGTCCACCTTGCGGGACAGGTTCTCTTCCGGATTTGTCACAGCACTGTCGATTTCCGCAAAGCGGTCATTCAAGACGGCTTCAACTACCTTTTGCCGGGGAAGTGTTTCAACTTTTCCGCTTGGCAGGGTGACAGTCAAATCCTCCTTGGGAAGGGAGCCGGCGCCTCCCGTGTGGTCTCCGGCTTCCATCCACGCCGAAGCAAAGTTGTGGACTTTGGCGTTCCATGCGTTCAGCGTTGATTTGTCCAGGGCTTTCTTGGCCTCTAAGTCTCGAGCCCGCTGTTCCTCGTCAAACCGGGTCCGCATCGCAAGAAGGTCACTGCCGTCAATGAGCCCCTTCTTGTGGGCGTTGATGGCATCCACATAAACGGATTCGGCCGGCTCGCCAGTGCCGAGCCTAGACTTAAACGTGTCCATGACCGCGGCTTGATCGCGGTTCCTCTTCTCGACGGCCCTTGCTTCCAATCGCGTCCGCGCCGCTTGCACATCGGGCGCGAAGATGTCACCGCCGTACTTGGCGGCCCGGTCAAGGGCTTCGGAGCTGCCGAGATCGACCGCGTTCTTGATCGCGCTGCTCGCAACCAAGGCATGAGCCTGCTCGGGACTGAGCTTCTTGT